CTTAAAGTAAATATAATCGCTGACGGTGGTGATAATAACATCATCACGTCTGATGGTTCGGGAAGCTTTACTGCTAGTTCAAGTTTAGCTTCTTCTGTAGCAAGTGTGGGTGGACTTCAGAATACTCCTGTTTTTGAAGCATATTTAGGTTCAAATCAAACTGTTACTGGTTCAACTCATACTAAAATACAGTTAAATAACACTACAATTAATACAGGAAGTAATTTTGATACTTCTAATTATAAGTTCACTTGTACTGAAGCAGGAACATATTTTTTTATCGGCAATCTTCGTGCTAATTCAAGTAGCTCTTATCAATTGGCTACAAATGTACCTAGTATTTATAAAAATGGTACACAAATAAGACAATCTTATAACCATATGAATAGTTCTGATGCACCTTCTAATGTAGAATCTAAAACTGTTCATACTGTAGTTAGTTTATCTGTAAATGACTATATAGAGTTTTATGCATACATAGGAACATACGCAGGAACACCAACTGTTAATGCAACCGATACATATTTTCAAGGATTTAAATTAATAGGAGCATAGACCATGGCACTTAATACATTACCCAACGCAGGATTAACGAATAGAGGTTATCCAAGCGATCGCCTCGTAACTCCTATCATTATCAACGGAGATATGTCCGTGACTCAGAGAGGTACTTCTTTTTCTTTTAGTTCAAGCAGTGGATTTACAGTAGATAGATTTGACTTTGAACGAACAAGTGGAGCTACTGGAGATTGCACCATTACTCAAGAGTCAGATGCACCTAGTAATACTGGTTTAGTTAAATCTGTAAAAATAGCCGTAGATACAGCAGAAACACCAACAGGAGGCGGCAATTGTCTCTTTCAACAGAAACTTGAAGGATTTAATGTAGCACCTCTAGAACATGGACAATCAAATCCACCAAGTGCAACATTAAGTTTTTGGGTGAAATCTAATAAAACGGGAACATATAGTGTTCAAATTAAAGCAGAAGGAAGCACGGGTCGTTATGTTTTATTTGATTATACAATTTCTTCAGCAAACACATGGGAAAAGAAAATAATAACATGGGTAGGAGATACAAGTGTTGCTCTAGACTATGACAGTTCTAGAAGATTGAGAGTCATTTGGCATCTTGCAAGTGGACCTGATGATAAAGTAAGTCCAACAAGTTCATGGGCGACAAGCAGTATATTTCAAATGTCATCAAATGCAGTAAACTTTTTTGATGATGCATCTAATGAAATTTATTTTACAGGAGTACAACTCGAAGTAGGTGAGTTTGATTCTACATCCATACCTAGTTTTCCTTTTGAGAGTTATGAGAATAATTTACAAAAATGTTTTAGATATTGTCAAAAAAATCCACAAAAAGACACATCAGGTAATTATGGAATTATAGCACAAGGAATGGCTGATGGTTCTACTTTAGCTCTTTGTAATATAAATCCTCTACCTGTGGAAATGAGAACTACTGCAAGTCTATCAAGTAGTGGTAGTTTTAGAGCACATAAACCAGGGGGTGCTTCAAGTGTTTCTAGTATAGCAATAAATTCAGACCATGTCAGTTCATCGACTTTTGCAATAAGAGTTACTACAAGTGGTATTACTGCTGGTAACGGTATTTTCTTAGAACAAAATAATGATGCAGATGCTCATATAATATTGGATGCGGAGTTATAATGATTAATACAGTAGAAAAAATATATTCAGAAAATAGTTTTAGTTATAAAGTAATTTACACAGATGGAACAAAATGGTCTGTACCTCACGACACAGACAACAGACACTACCAAGAGATACTTGAGTGGGTTGCAAATGGTGGTACAATAACCGATCCAGGAGCGTAACCATGTTATTTGGTTTTGACGCTTTTGCATCGTCACCGTTTTCCGCACAAACAAATTTAAACAAAGTTTTTGTATCGGGTAATGCCGTTACAGGTGCGATTGGTAATGTTACACCCGTCGGTAAAGGTAAGGTTATCCTTACAGGTAATGCTGTTACCGCTTCTGTTGGTACAGTCATTCCAACAGATTTTGCTTTTGTAGACGTCACCACGAACCTCGTCACAACAGCCACTGGCACGGTTACCATTATTGGTAAAGCCAATTTCTCGGTTACCGGAAATGCTGTTACAAGTGCGGTTGGGGACGCTACACCAAAAGCAGGAGCACGTGTTGTTCTATCTACAGCAGGTGTTGGAACTTCTGCTATGTCTTTCAATGGTGCTACTATCATTGGTAAGGCTGTGGTTCTACCAACAACAAACCTTGTAACAGGCGCTACAACTGCAGCTGGTGTCATTACTTGGAACCCAATTGACCCTGGAGCTGCACAAGATTGGACAGAAATCAATCTGGGAGCAAGTCAAACATGGACAAACGTCGAAACATAATATAAATTTGGAGGCAATATGGCATCAAGTTATTCAACATCACAAAAATTTGAACTCATCGCAACAGGTGAAAAAGCAGGTCTTTGGGGAACTGTTACTAATACTAATTTACAACTAGTCGAACAAGCGGTTGGTGGTTATGTATCTATCAACGCGGCTTCTTCTGATCAAGCATTAACAATTAGTAATGGTGCGGCGTCTGACGGACGAAACATGATTATCAAGTTAACAGGAACGTTGGCCGCGAACCGTAATGTGACTGTTCCTGATTCCATTGAAAAGATGTATCTCGTTGAAGATGCAACGACTCGAAGTTCTAGTCATTACACATTAACTTTTAAAACAGCATCTGGCACAGGTATTACAATGCCCGTCGGTTCCAAGATAGTAGTCTATTCAGACGGCACCAATATTAATTTAGTTAGTTTACAAAAGGGATATAACTCTCTTTCTAGTGCATACACAGCCGTGGATGGTGATCAATTAATTATTGATACTAGTTCTTCTGCTTTGACTATGACTCTTCCAGCATCTCCTGGTGTTGGTGATGAAGTTACTTTTATTGATGCCAAAGGAACCTTTGGCTCTAACAATCTTACCGTCGGTCGAAACAGTTCTAATATCAATGGCTCTGCTTCTGATTTAACAGTATCAACAAACGGAGCTGCTTTTACATTAGTTTTCTTAAACGCGACTCGCGGTTGGGCATACAAAGATAAAATTTAAGGAGGGTAAATGGCTCTCATTACCTTAGACTTTTTACCTGGGATAGACAAACAGGACACCACGAAAGGTGCCGAACGTCGATTTGTGGATTCTAATAATGTCCGCTTCCGTTATGGTCTACCAGAAAAAGTTGGAGGTTGGTCTTCTCTTCTACCAGACAAAATTGTCGGTGTTGTCCGAGCACAACATCCTTTCACAGATTTAGATGGCAATCGATATGTGGCCCTTGGTACAGATAAGTTTCTCTTATTGTACTTTGAAGGCCAGCTTTTTGATATAACACCAATAAAAAGTTCTCTGACATCATCGACAATGGCAACCGTTAATACTTCTACAACGGTAACAATTACAACAACATCTGCTCACGGAGCGTCGACCGGGGATATTGTACAATTAGATGCAGTGACTCTACCGAGTGGCACTGGACTTAGTGCTTCTAACTTTGAAGATAAAAAATTTGAAATAACATCTGTACCGTCAACGACGACTTTCACCATTACTTCTTCTGCAGCTGCAACCGCTACAATATCAACAGGTGGTTCAATGACTTGTAAAATGTATGAAGTTGTTGGTCCTCAAGAACAAACATATGGTTATGGTTGGGGTGTGGGCAACTGGGGTGGTACTGTTGACTCTGCTACAACCACAACAGTGAACGAAGCACTCGATGCAACCGAAACAACCATTACGTTAACTAGTGCTGCAGCTTTTCCTACTGCGGGTACGATTCAAGTAGATTCAGAATTAATTACTTATACTGGTAAATCAACAAATGATTTAACAGGTTGTACGAGAGGAGCTCTAGGCACGACTGCAGCGACTCATGATAACGGAGCAACTGCCACTGATGCCTCTGACTATAATGGTTGGGGTGTTGCAGTAGGTGCTTCTTTTGTTTCTTTGGAACCAGGACTCTGGTCTATAGATAACTTTGGTGAAGTTTTAGTAGCTACAATTGCAAACGGCAAAACCTTTACATGGAACGGTGGTGCTTCTGATGCAACATCAAATAGAGCTTCAACAAGTACATCTGGTTTTTCTACTTCTAATAATCCTACCGCAACAAGAGTTAGTTTGATATCACCTACCACAAGACATTTAATTCACTTTGGTACAGAAACAACTATAGGTACAGCAACAACACAAGACGATATGTTTATTCGTTTTTCTGATCAAGAGGATATTAATACTTTTATACCTTCTGCTATTAATGCAGCAGGTACACAACGATTGCAAGACGGAACTAAAATAGTTGGTTCTTTGAAAGCAAAAGAAACAATTTTGATATGGACCGACACTGCTTTGTATACCATGAAGTTTATTGGTGCACCTTTTACATTTGGTTTTGAACAAGTGGGTACCAACTGTGGTTTGATTGGTAAGAATGCAGCTGTCGAAATAGATGGTGTTGCGTATTGGATGAGCAACAATGGTTTTTTCTTATTCGATGGTACAGTTAAGTCACTGCCTTGTTCTGTTGAAGACTTTGTATATGATGATATTGACTTAACCAAAGGACAACAAATCACTGCGGGTGTAAACAATTTGTTTACAGAAATTGTTTGGTGGTACCCTGCATCTGGTCAAAGTTTTAATAATAGATTAGTAGCATACAATTATCTCGAATCTTTAGGATCACAAGTTCCTGGTGGTATTTGGTACACAAGCACCGAAGGCCGTACATCATGGATGGACTCTTCTATTTATCCTAAACCTTATGCAACTTCTTTTGCTTCTAGTGAAACAGGTACGTTTCCAGTCATTCAAGGAGATACAG